ATCGAAGCATCGTATGACTATTCGGTATTTTACTGAAAACTGCGAGGAGGTGCAAAAGATATGAAGATAGCGGTTGGGAACAGCCGAATGGATAAAAAGTGGAAGAACAAAGACTTAACATGGGAGGACTTCATATCCCGAGTTAAATCTACAATACGAACAACAGAAACAGTATCTGAATTTCGGAAAATGAGTCGTGCACAGCAGGATTCAATAAAAGATGTGGGTGGATTTGTGGGAGGAGCTCTACGTGAAGGAAAGCGTAGAAATGGTTATGTACTCTCACGCTCCCTACTTACATTAGATATGGATTATGGAAAACCAGGGATTTGGGATCGAATTGAAGCATTGCATGATTTTAAATGTTGCATCTACTCAACTCATAAACACACACCTGATGCGCCACGATTAAGACTTATCATTCCACTTAAAAGAGAAGTGACAGAGGATGAATACCCAGCTCTCGGTCGTATGGTTGCAAAGGAGATAGGGATTGATTTATTCGATGACACTACTTATGAACCTTCGAGATTAATGTATTGGCCCTCTACACCGTCAGATGGAGAGTTTGTCTTTAAAGAGAAAGATGGAGAACTGTTAGACCCAGATGACTATCTTTCAAAATATGAAGACTGGCGGGATACTTCAATGTGGCCAGTTTCAAGTCGGCAATCTGAGGTGGTGCAAAGAAAAATAACTAAACAAGCTGATCCCTTAAGTAAAGAAGGAGTTATAGGGGCATTCTGCAGGGCCTATACCATTGAAGAGGCTATCGAAGCTTTTCTAACAGATGTATATGAGCCTAGTACTATGAATGGCCGATTTGATTATATTCCAGCTGATTCTTCAGCAGGCTTGGTAATCTATGACGGGAAATTTGCATATAGCCACCATGCTACCGATCCAGCTTGTGGAATGCTTTTAAACGCTTTTGATTTAGTCCGAGTGCATAAGTTTCGAGACTTAGATGAAAAGGTAGCAGAAAATACTCCTCCTAGCAAACTTCCTTCATTTAAAGCCATGACAGATTTGGCTTTGGAGGATGAACGGGTGAAAGAGCAGTTTGTAGAGGAAAGAAAGGCTCAAGCTGAAAGAGAGTTTGTCGATGAAGATTGGGAAAAGCAGTTGGAGATTGATAAGACAGGAACAGTTAAGAATACCCTAAGGAACTTGATTTTGATACTTGAAAATGATCCTAATCTGAAAAGCATTGTGTTTAATCAGCTTTCAGACAGCCTTGAAATAAAAGGAGATGTTCCTTGGCCACATCCATCAAAGTTCTGGAGAGATGCAGATGATGCCCAGTTAATAAGCTACATTGACACCCACTACGGAACCTTCTCTGCAAGAAACTATGATGTAGCGGTAGCAAAAGTAGCTGACGATAGGTCTTATCATCCGATTCGTGAGTTTATTGAAGCACTCCCTGAATGGGATAAGGTACCGAGAGTAGATACCTTACTTATTGATTATCTAGGCGCAATAGACAACCCTTATGTTCGGGCAGTAACAAGAAAAACTTTATGTGCGGCTATTTCTCGTGTCCTGACTCCTGGCATAAAGTTTGATTCTATGTTGGTTCTAAATGGACCACAGGGTGTCGGAAAAAGTACCCTTATAGCTAAGCTGGGTGGGGATTGGTTTTCTGATAGCTTGAACTTATCGGATACCAAGGATAAGACCGCTGCAGAAAAGTTACAGGGTTATTGGATTTTAGAAATTGGAGAGCTAGCTGGACTGAAAAAAGCTGAAGTGGAAACCCTAAGGAGTTTTCTATCTCGCCAGAATGATATTTATAGAGCTAGTTTTGGCAGAAGGGCTACTCCCCACTTAAGGCAATGTATATTTTTTGGTACAACTAATGCTGAAAAAGGCTATTTACGTGACACTACAGGAAACCGTCGTTTCTGGCCGGTAAAGACTCCGGGGAATGGAACCAAAAAGTCATGGCAGCTAAAGCAGGATGAAATTCTTCAGATATGGGCTGAAGCTCTTACCTTCGTTAAGGCTGGAGAGAAATTGTACCTTGATGCCAGTCTTGAGAAACTTGCAAAAGAAGAACAGCGAGAAGCTATGGAATCAGATGAGCGTGAAGGTTTGGTTCGGGAGTATCTTGATCTGCTTTTACCTGAAGATTGGGACACCATGGATTTATATGAACGACGAGCCTATATCAATGGAAGTGAGTTTGGTGAAAGCAATAGGGTTGGTGTTCGGAAACGAAAATCTGTTTCTAATATGGAAATTTGGTGTGAATGCTTTGGAAAGGATCGAGCCAACCTTCGAAGAGTAGATGGTAATGAAATATCAGCTATTATGGCGAGTATTGGAGGCTGGACAGGTCTCGTTAAAAAAGAACGTATCCCGCTTTATGGACCACAGTGGGTTTATGTTCCAAAAGAGTAATTCAGTTTGGAACACATGGAACAATTTTTTCTTTGGAACAGATTTCAGCTGTTCCGGTGGAACAAAAACGGTCTTTTGGTACATCTCATCGGAACAGGCGGCAGCCCCTAGTAAGGTAGGCTACTTTATAACCCCTGTTCCATTGTTCCAATAATTATTATTAAAAATAATCCTAAAGACAAAAAGAAGAAATTACCTGCAGACGCGTATATACGCGCGTATAGAGACTTTTTGGATTTAGGGAACATGGAGGATATATGAGAGAAAAAAAGATTGAACAGCAACTGGTAAAAGAAGTGAAAGATATAGGTGGTATTGCACTTAAAATTGCATCACCAGGTTTTGATGGAATGCCAGACAGATTGATTCTTTTACCTAATAGAAAGCTAGCTTTTGTAGAGGTTAAAGCACCTGGTAAAACCTTAAGACCCCTACAAGAAAAGCGAAAAAGACAGTTAGAGGCACTTGGTTTTTTGGTATTCTGCCTGGACCATATAGATCAGATTGGAGGGATACTTCATGAAATACAAGCCTCATGAGTATCAGGTTTATGCCACTGAGTATATCCTCAATCATCCTATAGCAGCAGTGCTCTTAGATATGGGTTTAGGTAAAAGTGTCATAACTTTAACTGCCATCTTTGATTTAACACTGGACAGTTTTCTTGTTCGTAAGGTTCTGGTTATTGCACCGCTAAGAGTTGCCAGAGATACATGGCCTGCAGAGATTGAAAAGTGGGATCACTTAAAGGGTCTTAAATATACTTTAGCAGTTGGCTCTGAAGTAAAGAGAAAAACTGCCTTTATGGAAAGAGCACAAGTTTACATCATCAATCGAGAAAATGTAGAATGGCTCATTACAAGAAGTGGAATTCCTTTTGACTTTGATATGGTGGTAATTGATGAGTTGTCTTCTTTTAAATCTCATCAAGCTAAGAGATTTAAAAGCTTAATGAGAGTTAGACCCAAGGTAAAAAGGATAGTAGGACTTACTGGAACCCCATCCTCCAACGGATTAATGGATTTGTGGGCACAGTATCGCTTATTAGATATGGGACAACGATTAGGTAGGTTTATTGGTAGGTATCGGGAGGATTACTTTGTACCAGATAAGCGTAATCAGCAAGTGATCTTCTCCTACAAACCAAAACCAGGAGCAGAAGAAGAAATTTATAAGCTTATATCTGATATAACTATTAGCATGAAAGGGACAGATTACCTGAAGTTGCCGGACTTAGTTATAAACGAAGTGCCTGTAAAGCTTTCTGAAAAAGAAATGAAAACCCTCGATACGATGAAGCGGGATTTAATTACAAATGTTAAAGGTGAAGAAGTAACTGCAGCAAATGCAGCAGCTCTTTCAGGAAAGCTCCTGCAGATGGCAAATGGAGCAGTTTATGATGATCATGGCACAGTCCTTTATATACATGACCGAAAACTGGATGCATTGGAAGATTTAATCGAAGCTGCTAATGGCAAGCCTGTTCTAATAGCTTATTGGTTTAAGCATGACTTATCTCGAATACAAAAGCGCTTTGATGTAGAGGTATTATCTACCAGCGATTCAATCAAAAGATGGAATGATGGGGAAATCCCCTTTGCAGTTATTCATCCAGCATCAGCAGGGCATGGTCTGAACTTACAAGCTGGAGGGTCAACTCTTGTATGGTTTGGTCTAACATGGAGCTTAGAGCTTTACCAGCAAACAAACGCACGTCTTTGGAGGCAAGGACAAAAAGAAACCGTAGTGATTCATCACTTAATAGCTAAAGGTACCATTGATGAGCGTGTAATGAAAGCTTTAAATGATAAAAACAATACCCAATCTGCTCTGATTGATGCAGTTAAAGCTACACTAAAGGAGGTGTGATGCGATGAACATTGTCTGGCAATATTTAGATAAAAGAGCAGCTGCAATTAATGCTTTAAAAGATTACAGCAGTATGAAGTACATCATAGAACATACTGATGAGGACATTGCAAACCTCAACGAAGAAATGACTTCTCCAGCATCACCGGTTCTAAATGGGATGCCATCTAATAATGATCCAAAAGCAGGGGAGAAAAGGCTCATTGCTTGTATTAATGAAATTGATGTATTGAAAGAACGCTATCGACAAGCGCTGGAATACATGGACTGGTTTCAACCGGCATGGGATGCCTTATCTGATGATGAACAGTATGTGTTAAAGGAATTTTATTTGGATGATGAAAAAAAGCAGATTGATGCAGTTTATAACATATGCGACCATTTTAACATTGAGCGTTCTTCTGCCTACAATAAGAAGAATCGAGCGCTTCAGCATCTAGCTTTACTTCTCTATGGAAAGTAGTGAGTAATATCGTGGACGACTTTATCAGAAATCCATTATACAATGGTATTGTGAAGAACTGTAGAGAGCCTTCGTGGAAATACCGCGGGGCTTTTTCTATGCCTAAAAGGAGGTGCGAAATGCCAAAGAAACCTAAAAGACCATGTTCTTCTCCTGGTTGCCCCGAGCTGACAGATGGACGTTTTTGTCCGGAACATGCTAAAAAGGAAGCTTCTCGTTATGAAAAATATCAGAGAGATCCTGAGACAAGGAAGCGATACGGGCGTGCGTGGAAAAGAATACGTGACCGTTACATTGCAGCCCATCCATTATGTGAAGAGTGCAAAAGACAGGGAAAACTGACTCCTGCAGCTGAAGTCCACCATATCCTTCCCTTGGCTAGGGGTGGGACTCACGATGAAAGCAACTTAATGGCTCTTTGTACTCCTTGTCACTCAGCTATCACAGCAAGAGATGGAGACCGTTGGTCAACCAGGTAGGGGGGAGTCGAATCTCTAGAGGCCTTTAAGCGGACAACGGGCGGGGGGGTTCGCGCAAAAAGTCGCGGTTTCAAACGGGGTAATAACCCCTAAAAGAAAGAGGTGAGTAAATGGCCAAAGATGGTACAAATCGAGGTGGTGCTCGAATCGGCTCTGGACAGAAAAAGAAGCCACTTATAGATAAGATTGCTGAAGGTAATCCTGGCAAAAGAAAACTGGAAGTTATTGAATTTAAAAATACAGCAGAGCTTAAAGGGCAGGAAATGCCACAACCAAGGGCTATGCTTTCAGCAGTTCAAAAGGACGGTAAAACATTAGAAGCCAGCGAAATCTATGAGCTCACATGGAAGTGGTTAGAAGAAAGGGGTTGCGCACACCTAGTCCTACCACAGTTATTAGAACGCTATGCTATGAGTGCAGCTAGATGGATACAGTGCGAGGAAGCAATAACTGAATTTGGTTTTCTTGCGAAGCATCCAACTACCGGTAATGCCATCCAAAGTCCATATGTGTCCATGAGCCACAACTTTATGAGCCAGACTAATAGACTCTGGATGGAAATATATCAGATTGTTCGAGAAAACTGTGCAACAGAGTATTCTGGTGCAAATCCACAAGATGATGTAATGGAACGACTATTGACTGCCCGTAGAGGTAAATAAAGATAAGGAGATGTGAAATGGGTAAGAGATATTTAACAGCAGAAAGTGTATGTGCAGGCCATCCTGATAAATTGTGTGATATTATTGCTGACAACATTTTGGATGCATGCCTTAGAAAAGATAAAGCATCACGCGTAGCTTGTGAGGTTTTGGCTACGAAAGGGAAAATTATCGTGGCGGGCGAGATCTCCTGCAGCGAGAAAATTGATATCAGATATATTGTGAAGAATGTGCTTAAACAACTGGGTTATAACCCTTTGAAATTTTTAATTTATGTATATGTACACAATCAAAGTCCTGATATTGCAGCTGGTGTGAATACAGCACTAGAAGCACGAAATGGAATAAACGAACAGTATGGTTCTATCGGTGCTGGTGACCAAGGGACTATGTATGGATATGCCACAAAAGAAACTAGAGAAATGCTACCTCTTCCCCTTGTTTTATCTCATAGGATTGTAAAAAGAATAGATGAAGCAAGAAAAGGTAAGCTCATTAAAGGGATCCTTCCTGATGGGAAGGCACAGGTTACAATTGAGTATGATGGGGAGCTTCCAGTGAGAGTTAAGACCATTGTAGTATCTGTTCAGCATGAAAATAATAAAAGCCAGGAAGAGTTAAAAGCGGATATTATAAATTATGTATTATGGCAGTGCTTTGAGGACTTTCCTTTTGATAACGAAACAGAAATCTTAATTAATCCATCTGGCCAATTTATATTAGGAGGACCTGCTGCAGATACAGGCTTAACTGGTAGAAAAATCATGGTAGATACTTATGGAGGTCTTGCTTCCCATGGTGGTGGCGCACTTAGCGGGAAGGATCCAACCAAAGTAGACCGAAGTGGTGCTTATATGGCTAGGTATATTGCTAAACATATCGTATGGTGTGGTTTTGCTGAGAAATGTGAAGTCAGTATTTCCTATGCCATCGGTAAGGCAAATCCTGTGGCTTTTTCAATAAATACATTTGGTACAGGAACTGTTTCAGATGAAGTTTTAACCCTAGCAGCTCAAGAGGTTTTCAACCTAAGGCCTGCAGCAATTATTGAAAAGCTTAGACTTAGAAACATTCACTACTCTGATACAGCGGTTTATGGACATTTTAATAGTTGTCTTTTCCCTTGGGAGGATGTTGATAGATACAATGAATTAAAAGCAGCGGTGGAAAAATATGTAGATAGGGAATATGTATAAGTAGTTATCTGCTAGAAAAAAATGCTCCAGACTTTTTATCTAGAAAGCACAGAATCAACTTTATCTAAATAACCATAATTTATCATAATTTATCTAAATTTATCATTGACAAAAAAATAAAAATAACATATAATTAAATTAGATAAATTAAAGGAGGTGTTACGATGAATTATGAAAAAGTAATTCTTGAAATGCTTACACGGATAAAGGACCTGGAAGAAAAAGTAGATATGTTACAAGAATACCAGCAAGAGTTGCAAAACAAAGATGAGGGTGAAGATGATGTAACTAGCGGAGAAGAAAAAAAGGAAAGTGGAAGGAAACGAACCCGCAGAGAGATTATGGCAATTCTAGAAGAAAAGTATGGGTATAGTGTTCGAAAAGGAAATCGCTCTGAAGGAAGTGGTATTGTAGCAAGTAAGAATGGGAAATCATACAATATCAAGGTTTCATATAGTCGTTCATACACTGATAGCGATGAGGTAATTTGCTCTGGATGGCATACTGTATTTGATAAAGAAATAGATAATCCAGATTTCCCATATTTCATCTTTGTAGTTGAAGGCAAAGAGGGTGAATTCCATTACTTTATTTTTAAACGTGAAGACCTTATTAATGAGTTTGACGATAAGGCTTATGATGCCAACAAAAAACTCCACTTCTATTTCCGAGTAACAAAGGATGGTAAACCACTTGAGGTCAGAGAGACGGAAAAAGATATGTCTGCCTATTATAACAACTGGGATATATTCAAATAGTAAAAGCAAAACTTAAAGATTCATCAATCAATAACACGCTTCTATTAAATGAGGCGTGTTTTTATTTTGGGAGGTTAGCATGAATATAGATAAGATTTCTATCAAGAAGTTGATCCCTGCCGACTATAATCCTAGAAAGGATTTAAGGCCAGGTGATCCAGAGTATGAAAAACTAAAAAGGTCATTTGAGGAGTTTGGGTATGTTGAACCAATTATTTGGAATAAAACTACAGGTAGAGTGGTTGGTGGCCATCAGAGACTGAAAGTTCTACTGAGCATGGGTATGGATGTAGTGGATTGTGTAGTTGTAGAGATGGATGAGGAAAAGGAGAAGGCTCTTAATATTGCATTGAATAAAATAAGCGGAGAATGGGATAAGGAAAAACTAGCACTTCTCATTACAGACTTAAATGCAGCTGACTTTGATGTATCTCTCACAGGATTTGATCCCGGAGAACTAGATGATCTTTTCAAGGATACGATGAAAGAGAAAATAAAAGAAGATGATTTTGATGTGGACAGCGAGCTGAGTAAGCCCGCTGTTTCGCGTTTAGGGGATGTTTGGATACTTGGTAGGCACAGACTGGTATGCGGAGACAGCACAAAAAAAGAAACCTTCAACATATTAATGGATGGAAAAGTCGCCAATCTGGTGGTAACTGATCCCCCATACAATGTCAACTATGAAGGCACTGCTGGGAAAATCAAAAATGATAATATGGCAAATGATGCATTTTATCAATTTTTATTAGATGCCTTTAAGAATACAGAATCGGTATTGGCATCAGATGGAAGCATATATGTATTCCATGCTGATACCGAAGGACTTAATTTTAGAAAAGCTTTTATTGACGCAGGCTTTTATCTTTCCGGTACTTGCATTTGGAAGAAGCAGTCCTTGGTTCTTGGAAGATCCCCTTATCAGTGGCAGCATGAACCGGTGCTATTTGGTTGGAAAAAGAAGGGTAAGCATCTCTGGTATTCGGACCGTAAGCAATCAACCATCTGGGAATTTGATAAGCCGAAAAAGAATGCAGATCATCCGACTATGAAGCCCATTGCTCTAATTGCCTACCCCATTATGAACTCTAGTCTTACCAATAGCATCGTGCTTGATCCTTTTGGAGGTTCTGGCTCTACGCTGATTGCCTGTGAGCAGACCGATAGAATTTGCTATACCATCGAGCTGGATGAAAAGTACTGTGATGTTATTGTGAAGCGTTACATTGAGCAGGTTGGAACAGATAAAGATGTCTATGTTATTCGTGAAAAAGAGAAGATTCCATTTAACGTGGCAGCCACATCCACTGATGAATTAGATTGATAGAGCAAGTTTTAAATGCATTTTTGCACAGAAATAACTTGCTATTGTGTAGCGTTAGAGTGATATATGGTACTACCAAATAAGAAAGGCGGTATGTAGCATGAAAATTGATTTTAATCGTACTGGCGGTGAGAGAAAGGCCCTAGTTACTGCGATTGGAGAAATATTAGGTAAAAAGTCTGAATACAAAGGCGCACCAACATTCATTTATCAAATAGGCGGGTTTGAAGTTGATAAGGAAGGTGCTCTTATTTTTGATGAAGTTGTTGTGGGCGAAAAAGCGGCCACACTCCTCGATAAACTTGAGAGTCGAGGATTTACCTATGTGAAACCAGAAGGTTTGCTACAGGGGCACACAGACGACAAAGACATGTTAGTAATTGAAATCCCTAAGAAAGACTTCACCGACATTGCCTTAAACAACTTGGAAAAGATTCTGGAAAGTAAGGGAGCTCTCATTAAAAAGGCCCTTGGAGTAGAGGAACTACCTGTTGAGCAAACAGAGGAAACTCTACGTTTTCCTTGGTTTTCCTTTGATGAAGATGCTGAGAAAGTTAAAGCCTACACGCATTTCATCACAGCCCTTTGTGATATGGCAAAAACCCAGAAGAGAATCACTGCCATAGCTAAGGAAGTGGATAATGAAAAGTATGCCTTTCGATGCTTTTTGTTAAGGCTCGGATTTATCGGTGATGAATACAAGGCCGCAAGAAAGATACTCCTTTCCAAACTGAACGGAAGTTCTGCATTTAAAAGTGTAGTTGCTAAGCAGGAGGAAGTGGATGAAAATTGAAAACCATTCACCCTAATATCCTAGAGCAGCTTAGAAGTATCTATACCCCTGGAACAAGAGTGGTTTTGGTAAAGATGAATGATCCCTATACCAAACTCGTACCTGGGACAAAAGGAACCGTCATTGGTGTAGATGATATTGGAACCATCCATGTAAATTGGGACTCTGGAAGCTCCTTAGGTGTTGCATATGGCGAGGATTCCTGCAGAAGGATTGAAGAATAAAGCACACGTTTTATCCTGAAAAAGTAAAGAAAAACTGTGTAAATTATGCTCCTTATATCGAATAATTGTCTTGCTATTTAAGCCTTTTAGAGTGATATATGTACATGCCGAAAGGACAAACACACTTTAAAAGGAGCGAGATACGATGTTAAGTACAAAATTCGGAATCGAGATTGAATTTACAGGAATTACAAGAGAAAAAGCAGCCAAGGTCGCTGCAGAATTTTTGCAAGGCAATTACAGTGAAGCCGGGACTTACTACGACACCAAGAAGGTAAAAGCTCCAGATGGGCGCGTGTGGAAGTTTATGTACGATGGGAGCATCAACTGCCAAAGAAAAGAAGGTAGAAGAAAAGTAGCTGCAGGTAGAGATTATAGCGTTGAGCTGGTTAGCCCAATCCTAACCTACCGGGAGGACATTGAAACTTTGCAGGAGCTAGTAAGAAAGCTTCGAAAGGCTGGAGCCTTTACAAACACTTCTTGTGGAATTCACATTCATTTAGATGGCTCCAACCATACACCAAGAAGCATCCGAAACTTTGTAAATATTATTGCAAGTAAAAACGATCTTTTTTATAAAGCACTACAGATTGCACCAGAGCGAATGCGCTACTGCAAGAAGATGGATAGCATTTTAGTTGAGAAGATGAACCACAAAAAGCCAACGACCATGAGGCAGATTGAGGACATTTGGTACGAAGGCTACAGCGAAAGCAGGGGTACACATTACCACAATAGTAGATACCATTTCCTTAATCTACATAGCTTTTTTACTGGGAATCATACGGTTGAGCTTAGAGGCTTTAATAGCGAGCTGCACGCAGGCAAGATCAGAAGCTACATTGTTCTTGCCTTAGCTTTAAACAACCAAGCTTTAACGCAAAAATTTGCCTCTGCGAAGAAGCCTCAAGTAGAAAATGAAAAGTTTGCCATGAGAACCTACCTAAACCGTATTGGGTTTATAGGAGAAGAGTTCAAAAACTGCAGAGAGCATTTAACAGCAGCACTTTCAGGTTCTGCAGCTTGGCGGTTTCGGGCGGCCTGAGCTGCCCTAAGGTCCTAAGCTAGGAAGGAGGAAAACAATGAGTAACAAACTATATCTTGCCTATGGTTCTAATCTTAATCTGGAGCAAATGGCAAACAGATGCCCCACAGCCAAGGTAGTTGGGGCAAGTATAATAAAAGGTTATCGGCTGCTTTTTAGAGGATCACACGCGGGAGCAGTGGCAACCATAGAGCCTTTCAAAGGCGAAAGTGTTCCAGTGTTAGTCTGGGATATCACACCGGCAGATGAAGCGGCTCTTGACCGCTATGAAGGATGGCCATTTTTATATCGTAAAGAAACCATTAAAGTGAGATTGAATGGTAAAACTGTGCAGGCTATGGTCTACATCATGAATGAAGGAAGGCCATTAGGCCAGCCAAGCTGTTATTATTACAGCACCATTCTAGATGGCTATAAAAGTGCAGGTTTTGATGTGGAGATTCTGCGTAAAGCGGTAGCGGATTCTTTTGAGGAGGATAATGAATGTACCAAACCATAAAAAAACAAATACTTGCCATTCGAGATTCAGGTGAAACAAATATGTTTGATATCCCGATTGTGACTAGCATTGCTTTAAGAGAAGGCTATAGTAAGCTAGTAGATTACCTTGAAAAGAATAAAGAAGCATATGTCCATTTTATTCTGACAGGGGAAGACAAAACAAAATAAAATAG